ATACCATTGCCTTGGATCTTACCTTGTCTGAGGCTTCACGGGCTGCTGCCTTGAAAGGAACACCAGCGTATCCTTCGTAATAGCCCTGCTCGTACATCGCAGGAATTTGAAGAATTTCCGAGGTCTTTCCTGTGGTAAATTGCATCATGCCCATGATCCGGCTTTTCCCGTGGATCAGAACACGTTTCATTCGTGCCGTAGCATCGAACGGTTCGTTGCTTCCCATGTCCACGATAGCCTCGTCATAGACGTGGATACCGGGATACTCTAGGCTTCCACTGAAGATCCACGCAGGACAATTCTGTCCCAGTGTCTTGTCATCGTAGACGTAGCCACCGAGGTCACCGATACAGACGTGACGGTCCTGTACCGTGAAGTCACGAAGAGACCGGATGCGCTTGCGTCCACCATCTTCAATAATTTCGTACTTTTTACATTCCATAATCAGTTATTTGGATTTAGTTTTCATTCTCTCTACTTCATCATGCCGTCTGCTGATAGCGAGAATGGCATCCGAGTAGTTTATCTTCTTCGCTTCCTCGAAGGAGCACGACATCAACTCTGCTGTCATCTGAACCACGCCCAAGATGTTCTTGGCTTCCGCTATCGGGCTGGTGTCCGCTTTGCCTCCGCCTCGTGGAAGCAGCGCAGCCTCTAGCTGGTCGGCACGATGAAACTCGGTTTCAATAAACTTTGACAACTTGATCATGTCCGCCACCGTTTCCGGGACATATCCGCACCATCCCTTGATGCGGTCGATCGCTGTCTCCGCTCTACGGGCTTCGATCATCTGCCACAGTTCCACGTCTTCCAATTCCGGGATTGCGTGGATGATCCGACCCTTCCGAGTTACTAGGTGCGAAGGTACGATTAATTTTGCAAAAGTATCCATTAATGCCCTCTCATCTTGCGACATAGCCATCACGGCATCGGGCTTTAGGTTCGAGAGACTAAGCAGTGACATGATCCTCTGCTTGCGGCTGACCCTGCGTTTCACGAATCCGTAGAAACGCTTGAACGGACGCATCACTTGATGCGCCACGTAACTTCTGAAGTTTTTGAATTTACCCATTTTTCCTTTGATTTTTAGCACCCGGACGGTACTTGGTTATAAGATAGTCGACTGCGTAGCGAATAGCGTCCATAGCGTGGTTATTTGCATCCTGCGGCTTCGTAGTGTCGTACATCCCTGTCATCCTGTCGAGAGTCCACGAATACTGGTCGAATTCGTCCTGCACATTCCGTGATCCTGCGACTACATGTAGCTTGAACTGCTTGACTTCACTGATCCCAGCAACCACCGATCCTCTCCCTTTGATACACGGGATGATCTTGCAGCCTAGCCGGGAAATCTCCGTGATGCTCTTCTGCTCTGCGGAATCAGCGATGGTGTACATCTTGTGGAATCCGAGATCATGGAGAACTTCCGAGATGTCCCAGTTGACCATGCCTGTCCGGTATTCGAGCTCCTGGATGTACAAGTCTCTGCCCTTGAAGCCGACACGCACGATGGCTGTGGGGTCTCCGGTGAATCCGAAGTCAAGTCCTAGACATTGCCCGGTAACATCAGCCGGGAAACTAGGAACTATGTCGTATTCCGGGTAAACCAGCCCTTCTACGCCTCCGGTTTCTCCGAGACCGAAGATTCTCCACCAATTCTCGTCAGCCCGGTTTCTCTCGATCTCCTCGATCTGTTCGGGAGTCAAGTACGGATTGTCCTTGTAGGTGCTCACGATCTCGACCATTCCCGGTCCTTTGAAGTAGTCGTGTGCCCAAAACTTCTTGACAGGATTGAAGTCGATGTAGAGCATTAGCCGGGTACGCACCGCCATCTGACGGAACACTTCAAACGGGACACGCTGCGCCTCGTTTACGAACAGGATGTCACGGGCAGGACCGAAAACCTTAGACGAGTCCTCGCAGCCAAAGAATTCGATCTGTGACCCGTTCTCCAGCGAGTAGATGGAATCGGTCAGATTCATGCATTTGTCGTCCCACACGCCTTCGTCTTGCAACATTCGCTTGAAGTCACGGAACATGCCTCGCTTGATGCCCGGCATCGTGTCCGTAACACAGGAGATGAGGAGCGGTGTTTCCGATTCCCTAGCCATGATGTAGAGAAGCTGAAGCATCGACCACGTCTTGGAGGATCGTGTTCCGCCTCTGCTGGATACGCCACGAACATTCGGGTCAACCGTAGCTTCTAGGAGTTTATCGAATACATAGGTTGTCTTCATTCCTTCGGATCATCTAGTTTATCGTCACCGTGTTTTTCTCGCTTCTTAGCGACTTTCGCAAGGGCCTGCATACGTTTCGCTGTATCATTGCTTAAAACTTCAACACGCAGCCCGCCAGTGATCTTCTCGTCGTTGCTGGTGACATCGCTCAATGCCTTGAGTCCACGTAGCTTCGAGATGTAGTTCGGATCATACAGCCCGACAGATGCACCCTTGTCCATATCGTCTCTGATCCACTGTCGGATCACCCGGATCTCCTCGAGGAACGCAAGTGACTCGTCATCGTGGTATTTCTCGTGCTGCTCCTTGTACCCCTTTTCACGGGTGTTCAGATAGTCGCAGCTAGTTCCGAGAAACTGGGTGAAGCCGAATTCCGTTACCAGCAATTTCTTGCGTACCACGTAACTCTGCCCAGCCAGCACACCGCTCTTCACGTAATCCACGGATTCGATCGGATGGTTGCGACACCACATAACGTAGTTGTCGAAGACCTCCCGAAGTTGCCCGGGTTCGGTGAACATCGGTGTATGCCCGAATCGTTCCTTGTACAGCGTGTACAATTCCTCTCCGTAGAACGGATTATAAAGATTCGCTTGGATATTATTCATACATAAAGTGATTCTAGTTAATGCGGCAAAGGTAAGCATTATCCCCAGCATCCCCAAATTCTTCCCATCTTGATAACTGTAGAGATGACCTAGCGAATCACGACCCCACCGAAATTGTGAGGACCTCGCAAAATGCGAGTCCCCGAATCTAGAACAGCTACTTTCCAGCCCTGCATAGATAACTGCATTGATGCATAGATCATCGATGCGCTGTAACTCACTGATACTCAATACGATGCATTGATGATGCATAAATGCATAGATGTTTTCCTATATTTATCAACGAAACCTTTTGAGTGTGTTAAATTGCATATACAATTATATACATATATTAACAACATCAAAAGGTTTTATATATTTAATAATACTACTTTTATCTATGCATTAATGCAAATATCTATAAATCAGTAGGTTATCCTGCATAGATGGGAAAAATATTATCAATGCACATCTATGCAGCTTGCGCATCAGACTGATTTGTAGCAACTTAGCTGCATATATAAAACTACGGGTATACAATATACTTTACAAAAGCCCTGTTTTTGGGCTATTTTAATCTTATCTAAGCTTACTCTAATCTTACGTTTAACATTCTACAACTTCTGTTAGGATTTCTTTTGTAACGAATTTTCGTAGTATTTTTAGTCCAAATTTATCAATTTGTGCACATTGAGAAAATTTATAAATTCGTGCAAATTGAGAAAACTTATCAATCCTCTTAAATTCTCTCAAGTTTCTTGCCTACGGAGTGACCTTGTATCTCTCGCAAATCGACTTCACGAACTTCCTTTTATTCAGAGAATTTCTCTCTCCTTCTAGGAATTCCCAAGAGTTTCCCGTCCATCTGAAGAAGCTAACCGCACCGTTAACGTAATGGCGGAACTCATAGATCCGGTGTTCCTCCACATCGCCCACCGTATCCTTAATATCCGATATGCGGATCAGCCGTTTCGTGTGCGACTCCTTAGCCTGTAGTTTCTCCTCAAAACGATTCGTCTCGAACCGCTCATCGCTGATCGCAGCGTTTATCTTAGCGGTACGGGAGTAGCACCGGGTAAGCGGACTTCTTCGGTCAAACAGTCCGAATATGTACTGCACGAAATCCTCCCGTTTCTTTTCGAACAGGTCTGCCGGACCGTAGTAGCTGACCTTACCACGATGTACCCTAGATACAGGTTTCTTACGGTGCATCCGAAGGAATTGGCACACGGCAAATACGTGAACGTTAAACATCATCCCGATATGTCCTAAGTTTACTTGTTTACTCATACGTCAGTTAAAATGGTTACTAATCCTGTTATAAACGCTCCGAGGAAAATCCCCGCCAAAGCAGCGAGGATTGTTCCGATAAGTATCTCACTTGGTTTCATCTTGCTAGATACCCTAAAATAAGTCCTATTAGCAGCCCGGAAACCGAGGCTACTATCATCAAGTCACACATCCGATTCTTGCATCTAGAAAGTTCATAGCGCAACTCATCGCAGCTCTTTTGGTATCGGTTAACATCACATTGGGCATCTGCTAATCTGAAGATTAACGAATCTCTTTGATCTCTTACACTGATGAGATTATTCCTTAGTTTCTTGTATTCACTCATAAGGTTGGTGGATTTCCCCAGTCGATTCCGATACATCGCTTTATAGGTGCGCAGATCCGCCTTTACCTTATCCAGCGCCTTCTTGAGATCGTTGATTGACTCCGGCTGGTCGTCCCGTTCCACGAATATAGCTTTCCCAATCTCCTCGGAACTTTTCGCCATCTTCTTGGCATCCGCCTCACGTTTCTTCTTGATCTTCTCTGTTATCTCATCCCACATCTTCTTCGCTATTTCGTCCTTCAGTTCCTTCATGGATTCGTACTCTTGCTTGGACATGCCTTCCACATCCACGGATTCTTTCTTCTTCTCGGTCTCCTTCAGTTTCCGTTCCGCACTATCATGGACAAAAGTCTGAGCGGCTGTCTCCATGCACCGATGACACAGGCACATTCCATAATTGAACATATATAAATTGACTGTCTCGGTTTCTCCGCATACTGCACATCGTGGTTCCATCATTTTCTTTTTCTCCTTTGTTTATTGGTTATACTTAAAATCTCGTTCGCTAGTAACCTAGCCTCTAGAATTGACATGTCTACTAATAGCAAACCATGTGCACCTTTCTTCACCTTCACCCTGCCGCCATCCAAGCAGGCATGTGCCCATTCCTGCTTGACCTTCCGGTGTGTCTCCTTCATCTTGGCAAGGGCTTCCTCGGCACGCTTGGATCAATCGGAGACCGTGTAAGTAGGGAAATTACTCTCATAGTCCCGGTCTAGCTTGGCTAGCTCATATTGCAAATCGGGAAGGTTCATCTCTCCGTTGTTATAGGCGTTGACTATATCATTCCGCCTATCATTATATTCTTGGTACGTCATAGCCACAGCCAATCTAAGTTGAACATATTCTTAATAAGTAGCCGGATCATCAGACCGAACCATGCTCCGGCTACGGTCAGCCAAAAGTCTACCCAGTCCCATTTTCCGCCCCATTGTTCATCTTTAAATTCCATTCCTGCTGCTGCTCCACACGTGAATGCGAAGCCCATAAGCAGTGATACCAAGAAGCCATAGAATAAGTGCTTCCATCTGTTTGATTGCTTAAACCAGTTAATTAATTTCTTCATGATCTTTAATTATTTAATGTATTCGAAATGTACGTTATTACGGTCCTCTCGGTTTTTACGGTTACAGCACATTTCGAAACAGTGAATTCCGAGATTTTCCGGGTGACCCTCTTTGTGGAACACGCATTCTGTGCAGCCTTCGTATATATTACCCGGTTCGTCTTCTACACAGGTGATTGTCTTCCCATTATCAAGTTCCAGCGTTTCACCTATGGGTATAAATAATTTATACTTATTCATGATCAATATACTTTTAAAAATTTAACAATTGCTTTCTTTCCTATCCCAGCCGGGACGTTACGATCATACTCGACAAACGTCTCGAAGGTAGTCTCTATTTCTGCGGTAAACGGGTATTTCATCTCGAATGCTCTAGGAGCGTGAAGATAGGTTTCCACGCCATCACATCTAAACAGGTCCACTGATACCTTCCAATCCAAGTAGTCACGGTAATCATTGCACCGCACTACTTTCTGATCTCTGCTATATAATTGTACCATAATTAAATTTCTGATAATAATTCCTCTACTATGTTATTCCAAAAGTCTTGCTTCTCCGGAGTATCTGAGAATATGAAAGATGTATCTATAACCTCAGACAGGTAATTATACTCCCTTAATCTCCTACTTATTATGGTTCGAACTTGTGTCATAAGGTAGTCTTCGGAGAACGAATACCTTCTATTTAATTCTCTTATGCGATCCTCGGAATTCTTTAGGAATTTGTTGTATATTCCTAGATCCTTCATCGTTCGAATCTTTTGCAGTGCGTTTCTTGACTTTTCCATAATCTTATATTTCTGATCTTAATTCGGCTAATATGTCGTACCAAAACTGTTTCCCTTCCGGACAATCCGAGAATTCGAATGATGCTCCTATCATATCGGATAGGTATGCGTAGTTAGATAATAACCAATTTCTTCTTTGTACACAGTTTATATGGAGCCTCTTGGTCCGTTCATCCGTGTTGGATACCCATTTATCGAAGATTCCAAGTTTTTTCATCTTCTCTACCTTCTGTTGATTTCTTCTTCTAAGATTTTCCATGATCTTATATTTTTAGATGCTTGTATTAACTATTTTCTTTATCACCAGTCCTTTTGTCTGCTCGAATGTTTTCACCCATTCTGCTAGCTGACCGAAATCCATCTGATATAGCTTCACGGTTCTGTTCCTCTTTGTGAAATCACTATACACTGTAACTCTGTAATTTGCCTTCATATCTTTTATTATTTAATTGGTTTCTTATTTCGATATGACAAATGTACGGAGAAGTTTCGGTTTTGCCAAATTTTGAACAAAATATTAACCATGCTTAACGTTTGTACTGCGAAACCAGTTCTTTGATAGCATCTATTAACGCATCCTGCGTACTAGACTTGCCTTGAAGCGAGTTGACAACACGTTCATCAAGCGTTCTCCGGGATACGATGTGGTGGATGAAAACGGGCTTCGTCTGACCTTGTCGCCACAACCGGGCATTGAACTGCTGGTACAACTCTAAGTTCCACGTCACCCCGAACCATATGATGTTGTTTCCTCCCTTCTGAAGGTTCAGACCGTGACCCACAGAGGCAGGGTGTGCGATCAGCACCTTGATCTTCCCTGCATTCCAGTCACGCATGATCTGATTCCCGTCTCCCTTAGAATCACCACCAATGCGGACGGGCTTCAACTTGGCCAGTGCTTTCTCGATGCGGTGGGCCTCATGGAGGAAGTTGTAGGCGATGAGGACGGGAGCACCGTTCAACGCCTCGACCATCTCGCACAGGGCTTCGATCTTGGCATCGCTCACATGGTGTACGTTCCGATCCGCATCATAGATCGCTCCTCCGGCAAACTGGAGCAACTTGTTTGACAGGGCTGCGGCAGTCATGGCCGTGATAGTCTCTCCATCTCCGTTGCCCAGCAGCGAGAGTATCTGCTCCTTTTCGAAATCCTTGTACATGGTCATCTCCTTGTCGGACAGGACCACATTGTCATAGATGTAGTTTACGTCCGGCATGTCTAGATAATCGACCGCCTTCATGGACAGCGTGATGTCCGATATTTTCTCGGAGAGGATCTGCTCGGTGTTTTCCCGAGGCCTGTAGTTGTAGACGATCCCACCGTTCTGAGCGCCCGGTTTGAAGTAGTTAGCCCGGTAGTCAGTGATGGACCGACCAAGCCGTTTTCCTCCGTCTATGACGAACATCTGTGCCCACAAGTCGATTAGCCCGTTAGGTGCTGGCGTACCTGTCAGACCGATCACCCGGTTGGCGTATCGTCTGATCTTCTTCATTGCCTTGAAGCGTTCAGACTGATGGTTCTTGAAGGACGACAACTCGTCCACCACGATGCAGTCATACGGTAGCTTCACGCCACCGAAGTTTTCCAGCAGCCAAACCAAGTTGTCACGACCCACCGTGTAGATGTCGGCATCGGCACGGGCAGCCGCAGCACGCTTCTTGGCGTTCCCTGCGATCACGGAGACACGTAGGTTATTCAGATGCGCCCAGTTAGCTATCTCGTCAGCCCATGTCACTTCGGCAACACGCTTGGGAGCTACGATCAACGCCTTCTCAACTTCGAAGTACTGTATGAGATCAGACAGGGCAGTCAGCGTGGTGACGGTCTTCCCTAGTCCCATGTCAAGGAATAGAGCACATTCCGGATTATCCTTTATGTGCTCTACACCCTGTAACTGATACTTATGTAACTGTGATCTGCTTAGCATTCCTCTAAGTCTTCTATATCAACATACCAATAGCTTTGCATAGGGTCAGCGTCTAGGATTATCCGGTCATATAAGCCTTGCTTATCTTCGGGATTCCAGCCACGATTATCCATCGGAAGGGTATCGGGTAGCTCCACTATGATGGAAGGAGTACCTAGCCCGTCTTGCTTGGTATACCCGGCTATGGTTACGGTCTCGCCTTCGAAACATCCTCTCTTGATAACGAATTTCTTTGCTAGGTTCGTGTCTACGAAGTCCTGCACTTCTTCTAATAAATCACTATAATATTTCATAATCCTAAACTCCTTGCGTAAATTTCTTCCGATAGCTCCTCGATGGTCCAGCGTTCCGGAAACAGTTTTACCAACGCTTCCGCAGTTTCCACAAGATCCGGACGGAGACAGTCTGTCCCCAGCAGATCAGCTATCGTATGTAACTTATTGTTGTTGTATATTTCGGAACGGAATGTCTCGATCAGTTCGACCTTCCCCTGTGTCACGCATGCGTCCTCAAGGTTTCCCAAGTCTCTGCGTGAATACTCGGCACGAATGATCTTGTCGGGTATCTCGGATAGAAGGAATTGCTTCAGATTGTCCGGGAGGCTTCCGATAGCCTCACCTATGGCATAACCACCTGCTGGGGTATCGTTCGCCATCTTGGTGACCACATCGACAAACATCTTGATGCGGTCGGTCTTCAGTCTTTTGTTGAAATCTACTGCCATAACTATTTTATTTTAATTCGTTGCAAATATAATAACTATTAATCGTAAGGCAAAAGGTTTTTCAAAGAATCTTCCGCCATCCTCTTAGCTTCCTGCATTATGGTGTCCTTTATTCCGGAACGTATGTATATTAGGATCGTTCCTAAGTCTTTGGTGTATGGTACGCTGAACTTACATCCTCGTACTTCGCAGGTGGCATGATAGCTTATTAACTCCACAACTATTTCATCCGGAAAACAATCAAGATACAAATGATATCTATCAGCATCTTTCTTCAATCCGAATCCTTTATACCGCACGAATCCTCTTTCGTTTATGAGTTTCAATATCAGTTCTTGTCTGATTTCTTCATTCGACTTGAACTCCGGTTCTAAAATCATTTCTTTACTTGTATCCATAAATAATCTCCCTAACTTTCATTAAATGGTTTATAATTTTTTTAGCTGTCTCGTATGACTCTACGCTGTCTACCACGATTACTTGAAATCCTAGATCCTTTAGTTTATTGTGAATGTAATCCTGTATCTTGGTAGGCTTCTTCCCGGTACTCTTGAATTCCACGAAGACCACAAAACCACCGGGCAAAAGAAACATACGATCCGGCAAACCCTTGATGAACTGGGACAGCAGCTTGACTGCCATCCCACCTTGATCATCTACGTACTTAGACAAGGTCCTTTCAAATACCTTCTCGCTAGTCTCGTCCTTCTTCATTTTTCTTCTTGAAATTACACGGAGTCAATGCAGAAATATGAACTGTATGGCATCCGCAATACTTTTTATTGAACTGATTCACGAACCTTCCGACATCCTTGTACTTCTTCCGGACCTTCTCGGCTTCTTCCCTTGAATCACACATACCGCCATCAATGGTACGGAACTGTCCGTCATTCCCTAGTTCCTGTACGATATAGCAGGAAACCCTTCCGTTCTTCTTTCTGAATTCTTTAATCCTTGTTCTCATCGCCTTCCTCCTCCTTTACTGTGTAGGTTAGTAATACTCGGTCGCAGCGAAACAACGCCATGACGTTAGCCTTAAATTCTTCCGGTGTAAGACCTTCCACCGCTATGGGAACCTTAGTGATTGATTCCTTGATGTCTCCTTTTACAAGGGTAACTCGTTCTATTAGTAGCATATTAATTAGGATTACAGATCAATAAAATGTATGCTGTTATTGCTGCACAGGTCAGTACGAACGCTGTGGCTTTCCATGCAAAGTTAATTATCTTTTTCATACTTCGAAAGGATTTTGTTGATTGATTCTAATGGTAACTGTAACGCTGTGTTAGTCTTCGACTTCGGGGATTCCGTATCGTAGGCTTCCAGCACCTTGTAGGCTTCCGGGTAGTCCTTCTTCAAGACACGCATGTTTCCGCATTTAAGGATGGCGTCACCGATAGACTTGTAGGTCTTCTCATGATCCTTTTTGGCTTCCTCTATTTCAAGGGAAATTCTATCTACTACTCGGATAGTCTCCTCGGTGCAGGGAATCACGGTTCTGTTTTCCCATGATCCAACTATCAATCTGCAATCATCTTCCATCGCCCAATCAAGACATAAGGTCATGTATGTCATCTTAGCGTTTCTTGTCCTGTCTAGGAATCCCGGATACTTGGCGTCTACTTCCTCAAGATATGCGTATTTAGGAATCTTAAGGTATTCAGCCTTTAGGATGTTCGATGCCTTTCTCCTCAGAAGAGCGATGTGGTCTTTGATCGGTTGGGTCATTTCTGATGCGGCTTCTTCAGCCATACTGATTGTAATTCTTTTTGCTGCCATAATTATTTAAGTTTAAAGTGAGATTCTTTTTCATCTGATCGGAAGTTTTCTCCGCACTGGAAATCGCCACAACTCATCCCGTACTCCGGTTTCTTTCTTCCGAACATGAGAGGACATCCATAACAATGGCTTATAGTCACGGGACCTTTGTCCTCTTCACATATTATCACGGTTCCGTCTTTAAGGGTGAATTCACCGCCTATGGGAACCTCTATTCTGTCAATTGGTCTTCTCATTGTCTTTTAATTCTACGAAGTGAACGTCTCTCATATCTTCTCTCTCGTGGGATGCACAACATACGGTAGTGCATCTTAGTGACCCGTAGAATGCGCAAGATGTGCATTGGTCGTCCCGGTTAGTATCATCCTCCACACACCGTACTTTCTTTCCTATATATTCGAATTCTTCTCCGAACTCCGGTTCTATTCTCTTATGTACTCTCATTGTTACCTGTCTTTTATGGTTTTGATCATCTTCTTAATTTCTCCCTTACTCACCATTATGGAAGTAGCGTACATGTCGGTGATTCCGATTTCCCAGCCTCCCATCATAGAACCTAGATACCGGGCTACGTTCATGCTGGGATTATTTAGATCGACAGACTTCCCGTTATCACCTTTGTAGTCTATCATTGATTGTAGGATGGCGATAGCCTGTTCCTCGTTTCCTAGATCTACTACTAACCGAGTATCTACGAACTGTTTGGTCTGTCCCTTGATGGCGTACTGACCGTTATTCTCGGTTAGCTTGATGATTCCCATTCGGTATGACCCGATTGTTTCTGACTTTTCCTGTTGTTTGATCTGCGCAGTTGCTGCGATTGATACTAAGATTAATGCGAATAATGTAAATAATTTTTTCATGATTGTTTTTATTTTTGTGGGCGGTTGCCCGCCCGGTTAATATTTAGTCTAATATTTGTTCTACTCCGATAATGTAACCTACTCCGAACAGTTCGTTTAATTTCGGGTCACGGACTTTATAAACCTCTTCTACCATTTCGGCAAAACACGGAATTGCCAATTTTGGAAAATCCAGCCCTACTTTAACGGTTTTCGTTTTATTCACTTCGGGCATTTTAAACTTCACTTTTACTGTAATCGTTTTCATATATTAAGCCTCCCTTAATCCTATTAATTCAACACATCTTGCTTTACAATACTTACGGGCTGTTTCGAATGCCTTATTGATAGTTGTTGCTCTATATGTAACGGCATCTCTCTTACCTTCGGAATTTCTAAATTCGATGATGTAAATTTTTT